CACCGCAGCGCGTAAGGCTGGTGTCGCCGAAGGCATACATGCCGTCTCCGCCGTTTGTGCCGTCCCTGTCTTCCACAGCCAGACCGCAGTTGCCGCCGGCGCATGTACCGCCTTCCGCTATATATCCAAATGCGGATGATGCTCCGCCGGAATCGCCAACGGCCCCGCCTTCGCCCACCGTGACCGCATAACCCGTTCCGCCCGCAATGATGATGCCGTTTTTGTTCATCACGGCGCCGCCGCCGCCGCCGTGACCGCCCCGGTCCCGGGTAACGCTGTATGCCTCTCCGCCGCCACCGCCGCCGACAATGCACAGCTCCACGTCAGCTTTGGCGTAGGCAAGCGTCAGCGTTCCGCTATCCTTCAGGAAAATATACCAATATCCGTCCTTGAGCTCCGAGGAGGATAAACCCGTATAACTGAATGAAGGAACCCTTGTCGCCATTTCTGTCCCTCCTTAGCCTGTCGTGATGTAGAGCTTCGTACCGGAGAGCGTGAACGTCACGCCGCTTCTGCCGGTGTCGCCCTTCGCGCCCGCCGCGCCGTCCCTGCCCCGGGGAATCACAAACGAGAACTTTCTCTCGCCGTCCTCCTCCGTCAGGCTTACGCTCGCTTCGCTGCCTGCTTCGGCGGTCTCAGCCTGCGCTGTCACGTTCTCCCAGTCAGCAGCCGTCTGCTGTGCCATCTTGGCCGCCTCGTTCGCCGCATCCGCCGCGCCGCTCGCCTTCTTTGCCTCGTCCTGCGCGCTTTCCGCCGCCTCGTTTGCCGCTGCTGCCGCCGCGTTCGCAGCCGACGCCGCCATGCCTGTCTCCGCGATTTTCCGGTTAACCTCCGCCATCAGCGCGTCAAAAGTATTCATTGCCATATCCATTCCTCCCCGTCATTCCTTTGGCGTGATCGTCAGAATTCCCTCCGCCATTGAAAATGCAAGATCCGCCGGTCCAGTGCTGCCTGTCTCCCCCTTCGCGCCGTCTGCACCGCAGGGCAGTCCGAGCGTCAGCACGCTGCCGCTGATCTGCGCCAGCGCCTCTGATCCTGCCGCCAGCGGAATCGTCCTCACGCCCATATGATTCCACCGCGTCTGTACATCCTCCATCCGCAGCATTGCTTCCCGGGCATTCTCGGTCGCCGCCTGCGTGTCCTGCGCCGCCTGGCTTGCCGCCAGCGCAGATGCAAGCGCATGCTGCTCCGCGTTTTCCGCATTTTCCTGCGCCGCCAGAGCCGCGTTCATCACCAGCTCTGTCTCTTCCCGCTTGACCGCCCATGCTTCCCATTGCTCGCTCGTGGCGACATTGTTGGGCGCAGGACGGCTGAGCGGTCTGAATACCAGTTCATACATCGTCTTCGTGCGCCCGTTCCCCTCTTCGTCCAGACCATAGCTCACATAGACATACGCATATACGTTCTCCGCCGTCTGCAGATATTCGTCCGGTATCGCCGCCGTCCAGCAGCTTTCTCCCTCGTCCCATAGCGCCAGCCGCGTCTGTGTCTGGCTGTCGCCTTTCAGGGCGTAGTGTACCTGCATCGTCACCATGCTGCCCGAAAGGAAATCGTCCCCTTCCGCCAGTTCTTCCGGCGACGGCAGGCCATGCATTCTCATTCGCTGGCCTGTGTCATACTGGTATGCGCCGCTTGCCGCCGCGCCGCGCTCTGCATTTTTTTTAAAGCTTGCCTCAATCATCAGCCTCCGCCTCCCTTCGGCCAATCAGCGGTATTTTACGCTCTGTGCGGCGCCGCTCACCGCGTCGACCCGATCCGCCTTCTTCGAGCTTCCGCCGCCCGTGCTGTAGGATTTGGTCACCGTTGTGCTCGTGCCTGATGTGTGCGAAGTGCCCGTCGTATCGCTTGTGCTCGACCCCTGCGTGCTGCTCTGTCCGCTCGTGCTCGTGCCCATGCTTCCGGATACTGCCGTCAGGTAATTCTGATTGTATTCCTTGCGCTGGCTCTCGCGCAGCTCCTGCACCTTCGCTGCCAGCTGCGCCGCATAGTCCGCGTTCAGCCGTCCCTTCGTCTGCTCGTTGTGCTGCGCCGCCTGCGCCATCTGCGCGCGGACCTGCTCGTTTTTCTGCTCGTTTTCCCAGGTCAGCTCCTGTACTGCGCGCGCAAGCCTGTCCCCTTCATTCGCCAGTGTATCCAGCGTATAGCTGCTCCTGCCCATGCCGCGCGCCAGCGCCGCCGTCTGCACATCCGCCGCGCTGCGCGCATAGCTGCGCTTCTGCTCGTCAATGCTTCTTGCCAGCTGCGCAGCAAGGCTTTCGATTTCCTGCTCGCCCGCCAGTCTGCTCGCCTCGTATTTCTGCTGCGCCGCTTCCATCTCTGCATCCCGCTGCGGCCGCAGCAGATTCTGCGCATATGCGTCAATCTCCTCGTCCGTCATGTAACCCATCAGTCCCGAAAGGATCTGATCGCGCAGCTTTTCGTCAAGCACCTTTTGCGTTGCGCTCTGGCTTTGGCTTTTGCTCTCGCTCTGGCTTGCGCTGTGATATTGACTCGTCGTCGTGCTCTCATGACTGGTGTTTGATACCGTAATTCTCGCCATTTATGCTCCTTTCTCCGCCTGATGCGCCGCTCTCATCCGGCTCGTCCCTTTCTGTCTGCCGGCCGCCTCGCGGCTTTCTGCTTTCATCTGCTCGCTCCGCCGACTCTGCCTGCAAAAGTTCAGCCGACTCGCTTCCATATGTATACAGCCGTATGCCCAGCGCCTGCATCCGGCAAAAACCCATCCTCTATCTGCTCCCATGCACCGCCAAAGTGCGCCGCTGGGTTCTCGCTGTTCACGGACAGATATACCGTGTCAATCGGATACGTCAGATTCAGAATCTGCATCTTCTCATCCTGTTGAGATGCGGCCTGCAGCGTCGCGCTGTTCCTCATGCTGTTCAGCGTCTTGTCATGCATTCTGCTCGCCGTCCATGCTTCCAGACAAAAGTCCTTGAGAAACAGTATAAGCGCTTTGATGTATGCTTCCGTTCCATCGCTCTGCCGGTATTCCGGCACTCTCGGCTGCTTAAACGCCATCTTTACACCTCATCCATGCCGTATTCCACCTGGATGCCGCCGTAAATCCGCCATCCCGCCGCTCTTGCGCCGCTTTCAATTCTCATTTTCACGCGTACGCCGCCAAGCTGAATCTTCACCCGATAGTCCTTTCGCGCCCTGCGCAAAAGCACCGTCTTCGTCTTTTCCCCTCTGTCCGTCATGATCGTCAGCCGCACCGGCACATCGTTTTCGTCCGCATCCGCCGTGAATCTGAGCACAAAGTCACGCTTGATCAGTTCCTTGCCCAGATCAAGCCACGGCGTCTCCCACAGACTCTTCATCGCCGTGTCCAGATAACTGCCTGCCTTCTCATCGTTGTAGCGCAGCACCTCATACGGCGCATCTGCCTGCGTAAAATACACCTGACCGTTCGTCGCAAAAAAGTCCCGGACCCGGATCCCCTTTCGGATCATGAATGTCCCGCGTTCCGTATCATACTCGATGACCGTGTTGTTCTGCGTCAGCACATCGCTTTCTTTCTCCTTCACGCACAGCGCCAGATAGTAGATATGCCCGCATACGCACGCCGTCGCCGCCGCTTCCATGCCCGCCATTCTCATGCGCATCGTCTCGTGCAGCGCATCGCGCGAGAGCATCTCCATCGTCGATCCGTTGTACATGCCCAGACCGCCCTCCGTCAGAAAGAGCATCTGCATCCTGTCCGTGCCGATCGTTCCCGCCTGCACAGGTCCGTCCGTACCATATGCCTGTGTAATCGTGAAGCTCGACGGATCGCTGCCCCGTATTTCAAAGATCGTGCGTGTCTTCACCGCCAGCAAATATCCGCCAAAGGGCTCAATCGCCATAAACGCGTCGCCGTCCCATGTCGGCTGCTTGATCACGCCTCCGCCCAGTTCCGGCGTATCCGGCACGCTCGTCCAGTCAAACGGGTCGTACGCTCTGGAATAGAATATGTCGTCCGGATATCCCGGCGCGCCTGTGCCCCATATCCGCTCCGCATGCCTGCTAAGCTGCGCGAAGCGCACGTCCGCATAGTTATCGCCGATGGCGAGCGTCTTCTTTTCCGCCCTCAGATCGCTGCCGTAGAGCACCACCATCCCGTCCTGCGCATTGCTCATGATCAGGATGTCGACGGTGTTTCCACTCTCTGCCGCCTCGTATGTCACGCAGCTCCACTTGTTGGATTCAAATCCCTCCGCGCGCTTGACCCATCCCTCCGTGCCCATCGTATAGGTATAGATCGCGCCGCCCGCGCCTGCGACAAATACCTGCGGATCATCCGGTCTGCTTCGCCTGTAAAAGCGCGTCAGCGTCTCGATCGGCTCGCCCAGCGCCGCAAATGCGCGGCTTGTGCCGTAGGCCGTCGCCAGCACGCCTCGCTGTGTGCGCATATTTTCCGCGCGGTATGCATAGTCCGGATTCACGTTCGAGTCGCCCGCCGCCTGATAGACGCCCTTCGGCGTGGGAATCGTGAATCTCCCCTCATAGCTGCGCTCTGCCTTCCTTCGCTCTCCCGCCATCCGCTCACCCCTCTCCTTCGTCCCGCATCATTGTCCATATCCGGCGTCCGTTTTTTCGCCTCGCCCGCTCAGCGGATCGGGAGCACGCTGATCTGCGTGCATCCCGCCTCCACGCCCATCTCACAGGTTGCCCGTGTTCCTGAGAATCTCCACCAGCGGCTGCGGCATCTCCACGCTCTTGCCGCGCATGAAGTAAAAGTCCACGCCGTTCAGACCCACAAACAGCACATCATCCTTACTGCCCGGCATCAGCGGCAGCAGCACCTTTTCCTTCGGATAGCCGGTGCAGCCTGCCTGCGCCATCAGCTTGTCCATATTCTTCATCGTCTTTTCGCACTTGCCGGCCAGCGCGCTGCTCGCGCGCTCAATCGTCTTGGTGGTGTTCGTCCTGATCGCCATCTTTGTTCTCCTTTCTTGGGGATTGCATCCCCAAACCCCTTCTTGGCTTCGCCCTTGTTTTAAGCCTTTATGTAGGGGAGGGGCTCTGCTCCTCCCCATTCATCAGCAGCTCATTCCCTCACGCCGTAAAGCCGCACTCAATGCGCACCGCGTATTCCGGCTGCAGCAGCTTCACGCCGAAGCCGTCCATCTTCCAGCCCACGGTGGAGATCTGCTCCAGCGGATCGGCCGTGCCTGCGCTGCCCGCCGGCTTGACGATCACGCGCGGCTTGGCGCCCTTGAAGCTCGTGTAGCCGTAGGCATACTGGCCCAGCACAATGATGCTCGCCACGTCCGCGCCGCCGCTGCCCGCGCTTTCAAAGATCTTCGCCTCCGTGGTCTCCACGATCCGGCAGCCGAACAGACGGCCGATTTCACCCGTGTATACCGCTTCCTTGTCCTGATAGCGCGATACCGCCACAAACGTCTCGTCGTCCTGCAGATCATAGAACGTGTCCGGGCCGACGATCGCAATGTAGTAGCCGCCGAACGTCTGCGCGTGCGCCTTCTTGAGCTTCCTCACAGCCTTGCGCAGCTCCTTCGTGCTCAGCTTGTCCTCGCTCGTCAGATCCGCGCGGCTGGTCTTGCCGTTCGCATAGATCACGTTCGTGCAGGTCGCCAGTTCCTCGCGCACGACCGCGTCGATGCTTCGCGCGCCCGCGTCGCCAAAGAGCTTGGTCTTGCGCAGGATGTTCATGTCCAGGTGGCTCAGATCCAGCTTGTCCGTGCAGCGCGCATACTCGCCGTACTGCTCCAGCTTCACCGTCACTTCCGTCTCCGTCAGCATCACGCTCTCGCCCGGCTCACCCTCGCTCAGCGCGTTCGTGTTGCTCTCCAGCGGAATGATCTTGCGCATGTTCATCACAAGGCCGCTGTTCTCCGGCATCCTGTGCTCGTCGCCAAACTGCAGGTGCACCAGTTCCGGTTCAAATGTGCGCAGCAGCTCCCTGTTGTAGTAGGTCTGCATGCCCGGCGTCAGGCCGCCGCTCGCCGTCATGTTCGTGTTTTCACTCGTGTACGCCATTCTTCATGTCTCCTTTCTTGGGCTGCCGCCCAAACCCGCTCGGGGGACATCGTCCCCCGAACCCCCATGTTCGCTCCGCGGCTGCTTCAAGCCGCTTTCCAGAAAATAAACCTTCCCCTATGGGGAAGGTGGCTGCCCGCAGGGCAGACGGATGAGGTCCCACTCACAGGCGCGCCCTCTGCCTTACATCCGCACCTTCTTGCCCATCATCGCCGCCGCGCGCGCCTTCTTGGAAAACTCGTCAAACTGCGCGTCGCTCATCGCGTCGATCTGATCCGTCTGCGCCACCTGGCCCGCCGCGCTCGCGCGGGTCACCGGCACGCCGCGCCTGCGCGGCGCCTGCGTCATCATCGCCATCTTCCTGCGCAGATACGCTGCCGCCGCGCGGATCAGATCCTTGCCCTGCGCCACGTCGCCGCGCACGCCCTCGTCCTGCGACAGCGCCATCAGTTCCTCGCCCGTCCAGCCGTCCTCAAAGAGCATGCCGATGCCCTCGCGGATGGCCGCTTCCAGTTCCTGTGCTTCCTGCGCCTCCTGCGCGATGCTGTCCTCCATCAGCTCGCCCGTGATCTCGTGCGCGCTCAGCGGTGCCTGCACATTCTCCTTCATCATCTCTTCCATCGTCTTTCTCCTTTCTCTTTATTGCAAATCCCTTTTGGGCTTTTGCCGTACTCATTGCTTCTCATGAAGCATGGGGCTCTGCCCCATTCCCCGCCAAAGGGCTTTCCGATCGCCCTTTGGAAACCTTCGGTTGCAAACAACTGAGTTTCTCCAGATTATCTCCCATTCTTCTCTTTCTCAGGCGAACACAGTTCGCCCCACGCCTCGCCGCTTCAAACCGCCGCGAAGCGTAACAGGGGTTCGGGGACAATGTCCCCGAGCAGGTCATAGGGCGGCAGCCCTATCGTCCTTTTCGTCCTCCTCGTTCCCCCGCGCGTTTTCAATCGCCCGCAGCACGCTGTCCTTGATCCGCTGACCCTGCATCAGCCGAATCACCTCGCCAGCCGGCAGCGGTGTGCCCGCCTGCGCACAGATCTGCACGGCCTGCAGCAGGAATTCATTGTCCTTGGCAATCTCGTCCGGATTGCTGCGCTGCACCTGAACGCGTACCGTGTACGCCGGCCGCGGAATCACGTCCGCCGGCTGCTGGGCTGCGATCAGCTCAATCAGCCTGTCGCGCATGCCGCCGCCCACGATCCGTAGCTTTCGTCCCGGCTCCATGTACTCACTGAGCACCCACATGATCATCTCCACCATCTCCCGGAACGCGTCCTTGAACCTCTCCGTGTGCCAGCGCGCGATCTTGCTGCCCGCCTGCTGCAGGGCGTTGATTGCCGTGCCCGCCGTCACGTTCAGGCCGCCCTCGCCGCGTGCAAACTGGTTCTGACCGCAGTCCTGCTTCATCGCGTCCGCCATGTATTGCATCATCTGATATACCTGGCTGTTCAGCGGCTGCGTCTGCACCGTCTGCAGCACTTCGCGGATGTCGCTGCCGTCCCATTCGATCACTGTCCGGCTCAGGTCCGCCACGTCGTCCGCGTTCACGCCGCTGCCCCTGCGGATAAAGTGCCGCTGCACGCTGCTCTCCCGCGCGTTATCGTCGATGTACTTGGCATATCGGTCGATGGCGTTCTGCGTCTGCCTGTAGTCGTGGATCAACCCCGAACCAAACGGCCTGCGCCATACGTCCCTGTAGCGATACAGCACAAACGGATACATGCCGTGCGCGTATACGCCCTGCGCATATTCGCCCTCCTCCATGTCAAATCCAAAGCCCGTTTCCGTGCTGCACAGCAGCGCCCCGCCGGCGAACTGCGCCATGTGCACAACGTTCTTCCTGCGTACAGGATCAAACCGCTTGTACCAGAATTCGATCAGCGTCACCTTGCTGTCCCCGCCCGGCACTTCCATCATCGCCTGTTCGTCGCGCCTGGCGTATTCGTCGCTCGCCACAAATCCCTTGGCAATCGGATAATGCTCCTCCACCCAGCCGACCGTCGTGTGCGTCGCCTTGAAGCACGCCCTGCCGTCCTGAATGTCCTCGTACATCGGATCGGGATAAAAGTCCTCCGGATGCCAGCACAGCACGCTCGCCATACCCTCGCCGTCCTCCGCATCGTCGTCCCAGAATACCTGCGCCACGCCCGTGCCCGTCACCACGGCGTCCTCCATGATCCTCTGGTATTTGCCCGGCCAGCCCGCGTGATAGAGCACAAACCCCACCACATCGGTCATCTCCTCCGCGCTCTCCATCGTCTCCTCGCGTTCGGGGATCATCAGCGCCTGCGGCATATTGTCGATCTGGTCTGCCACCACGTTGTCCACGCAGCTGTTCAGCGTGCTCATCGTCGGGCTCGTTCTGCTTCTCTCGTCCTGCCTGAGCGCCCGCATCTGCCGCGCCTCACGCATCTCCTCGTGTTCCTCGCGCAGCTGCTCGTGAAAATGCTCAAACAGCGCATAACCCCTTCGCAGCAGTTCCCGCTCTTTCACGCTCATCGGCTGCTCAATCCCGCGCAGCTCGCTCTCTCGCGCGTCGCCGATCTCTCTCTTTTTCATCCAAGCTCCTTTCTTTGGGGGACTCTGTCCCCCAATCCCCCTGCAAGGGACTTCGCCCCTTAACCCCATCTCCGCTTCGCGCCGGCTTTAAGCCGCTCTCCTTCGGCAAATTCCGTTTGCCAAAGGATGATCTACTGCTCATCTCAAGCCGCCGTGTAGGGGAGGGGCTCTGCTCCTCCCTTTTCCTCTGGCGAACGCAGTTCGCCCTGCACCCTTTCTTCAAACCGCCGCGAAGCGTAATGGGGTCCGGGGCACTGCCCCGGGCTGGGGCTTGGGGATGCAATCCCCAACGTCCCCCCGTCTCCCCGTCATCCCGCCAGCGGATCAAACCCCTTCGCTTTCTTCCTTGCCGCCTGCGCCCGCGGCGCGATCGGCCGGCTCATCAGGAAATACCGCGTTTCGTCGTATATGTGATCTTCGCCGCTCGTGTCGATGTCCTCCGGCCTGCGGCTGTCGTATACCAGTCCCGGAATCGTCCGTATAAAATCCCGGCAGTTTTCAAATACGTAGAGCATCGGTTTCCCGTCCTCGTCGAATTTGAGCCGCTCGTGCAGCTGCATCTTCCCCGGCAGGCGCGTGTTGTCGCCCTTGCGGAATGTTATCCCGCCGAATCCGTTGCGGATCTGCTCCTCCACGCTCATTCCCCGGCTTCTGTCCCAGATCGCCGGGTCCGCAATCCCCACCGGCCGGATGCCGTCCTCAAATTCGCTCTCCAGCAGCATCGCCATTTCCTGCGCAATCTCTCCCGGCGAGAGCATCACGCCCGTGTTCGGCTCCCCCGATACGCAGCCGTAGCATTCCTTGTATCTGTAAACCCTCCCGTCCTCGTCCACAGCCCATACCCCCAATGAAAATGGCCGCGTGTATCCGTGATCAAAGCTCACGTACCGCGGCCAGTGGTATGGAATGGAAAACGGGCGAATCACATGCGTGTATCGCCTGTCGTCGTAGTGCGCAGGATCGTCCGTAAATTCCGGAAATGCCTGCCCGTCAAAAGCGTCCCATCTGCCCAGCAGCAGCGCCTCCCGCAGCGCTCTGGGCTTCTGCTCCAGCTCAATGATGTAATCCTGCGTGATGTTCGGGTTCTCCGTCGCCAGCGCCGGAATGTACTGGATTCTCCGCACCTCGACGCTGCCGAGCACCTCGCTTTTCACCGGCATCTCCCGGATCACGCGCCCGCAGTCCGTCGCGTCCACAAATCGCGCCTTCACCCAGGCGTGTCCCGGTCCGCCCGGATTGCTCGCGCTGCGCACGCACGGCACAATCCCCAGCTTCTTCTCCGCGCGCAGCCTCGTGCGCAGATAGTCGTACATCCCCTTCGTAAAGTGCGTCAGTTCGTCAAAGTACAGCCAGTGAATCTCCGCACCCTGGTATTTGAGCAGCCCTTCTCCCTCGTTGCTCAGGTGGCAGAAATGCGCCACGCTCCCGCCCGGCAGCTTCAGTTCGTGCGTGCTCGCCGTGTATTTCCCCAGTTCCTTGGGCACAATCGAAAGCATCGTCTTCACCAGCGTCTTCTCCAGTTCCGGATATGTCCGTCTGAACAGATACGCGTGCGTCCCTGGATATTTCATCAGCCGCATGAACGCGTCCCAGCAGATCGCGTAGCTCTTGCCTCCGCCCGCCGCGCCGCCGTAGAGCACCTCGTCCGCCTCGCTCGCATGAAACACTTTCTGCTTGTCCGTCGGCTCATAGGTCAGTTCTACGTTCATTGCGTCTCCCCGCCTCTTTTCGGCATCCCGATCTTCGGCATCCCTGCCGCAAATGTGATCCGGATGTCCTTCTTTTCCTCCTTCGGCACCCGTACGCCCGCCCGGTCCAGGATGTCCATTGCCGCTCGCTGTGTCACGCTATGCGCTGTCTCCTGCGCACGCATGAGTTCTGCCTGCTTTCGTACTGCCTCTTCCGCTGTTTCATTGACGCAGATCTGTGCTCTCAACTTCGCCGCTTCACTTCTTCTCTTGAATGGTTCCAACAGTTTTCTGTCACTGAGAACGCCCG